GTGATCGAAATACACTTTGACTGACATCCCCTCGACAGCCCAATTCATTTTAGAAATCCGAACCTTCGTGGGAGCCCCTGGAAGAGTGGAGATGTCCACCTTCTGTGCGGCGGTTTCTGCGGTTCCATCAGAGGCGTTCAAGAACACAAACACAGACTTGTGCGGTGTCTCATTCACCTTAATTGTCTTTAACTCGTTTGGCATATTGTCTCCTCCAAGTTAGGTCCAGAGGGAGAGCGAGAGCCGAAGCCCCCGCCCTCCCACGAACCGTGTTAATCTATTTCTATTGCGTCCCTACTTTCTGCCAGCCATTGATTCCGGTGGTCAAGGTCGAGATGTACAGAACGTATGAGCTGTTCCGAACAAGAAGACCAGTAACCGTCGGAGTCGTCACAGCAACATCCACCTGTGGAATAACCAGTTTCGCTAGGGTGGCATTTCCTGCCACGTCCAGAGTCCCAGTCACTTCCAGGTTGGTGAATCTCGTCGCTGCGGCGTACACAAGGGCGACACAGAAAAGGGCTACAACACTAAACAGTATTCCCTTTTTCATATCAGCATCCTCCTTGTGGTCGTTTAGGCTTGGTTCTCAAAGACATAACGGGTATCAACCGCTCCGCATCCACCGTACAAGGAAACCTTGAACTGTTGGATGATGTCCGCTTTGAAGCCTTCTTCAGTGTCCTGCCCAACACGGGTGTAAGTTTCCAAAGGCCAAACTTCTTCCCAACGGAATTGGCGATTGAATCCTCCGTACCACCAAGTCGTTGTCGCTTTGGTGAGGTACGGGTTCACAACGATGTCGAACATATTCCGAGCAAGGTTCACGTCAAGGTTGGCTGTCCCTTGTGGACCGTACTCGTTGCCTCGGAGCTTCTCAGCCAACGGCCAGTTGCCCGCAGAGACAAGCATGATCGGCCGTTCACCGTAAACCCAGATGGGCTTGCCAGTGAGGTCGTCTTTCTTGTCCATGAGAGACACATGGGCGTTTTCCCATCCCGCTGTTCCCAGAGGGTTGGTGGTGAGGAGGTTGGAGTTTCCACCTGAGTACAGGTCGGCTCCACCCAGAGCGTCCGCAAGAACATCACAAACTTTGTTCATGATGATTTCTTCTCGGAAGCGGGCTCCTTCTTCTCCAAGCTGACGAGCGTTGTTAAGCAGCTCACCAGTCTGATCGAAGAAAATGCTTTCCTTCGTCAGATCCATCAGTCCACCGTATTTGTAATTCTTGATGGTGATGGTTTTTTCATCGGGCGGCGTGATCTGACCATACGGTTCCCGCTCATTCACTTTGCGGATAACACCGATGGCTTTCCATCCGGCGATGTTGGACACTTTTAACTTAGACGGCACGGTGCGAACCAAACGATCACCCGATTTGGGGAACGCCTGATAAGCAGCGATGATAACCGAGGAAATAATTTCGCTTGAGATCACCGGGAACGCCGATGACACCAAGTTTTCCTCTAGGTTTTTTCGGGTGACCAATTGCTCATAGAGCCCTTGGAAACTCACCCTCTGCGGATCTAACTTTTTACCTTCAATCAACCCACGAACTTGCTTCCCCATTTCTAGGTGAGCAGCTCTCTTGTCGGAGATGTTATTCTCGTAGGCTTCTGCAAGTTGAACTAATTCTCGTGACATGTTTTTATCCTCCTTTCAGTAGTCTACTTAGGTAGCATCGCCAATGAGTGTGACGGGAAGTTTGAAGAGGTGGATGATTTTCGTCGCACCCAATTTCGCTTCCATCGCAACAGCCACGGCATCGGTCGCTGATTTCTTAAGACCAGAGATGGGATAGAGCTGAAGGGCATCGCCCACAGCAATATCGGTCGCAGCATCAAGATCTGATTCCCACATCGCCGAAGCATTGGGGAGAGAGACAGTGATGAGTCCCGCAGGATCAACAGCCCGATGAGCTTCCTTGGCAACACCAATGAAAGCAAGGTTGTCTGTCGTAGCTGCCACGGCTTCCACAAAACCTCCGGACAGTTTTAGACCTGCACCAACATCAATGACGGCACCGGACACCACAGGCAAAGCCTTAAGTGTCTCAACGCCGCTCACATACCTGAATTTATTTGACATTTTTCATTCCTCCTTTGAAGTTATTGCAACGCCATAGCGAGTTCATCATCGGTGGGGAGTTCAGTCTCATTGAGAGACTTCTCATCCTTCCCGTCGCCATGACCTTTGACAGCCGGATCATTACCGGAAGGCTTTTTAAGTCCTTCGATGATTTCCTTCTGTGCTTTGATAATGCCCTCTGCCACCTCAAAGGTGACCGCTTCGGGCTCGATGATGGGCGATAATTTGTCCATCACTTCTTTTGGTAAATTCGCTTCGATCAAAGCCGTAACCTTCTTGGCTTTGAAGAGCATCTTTTCCGCATCCTCACCCTTCTTAATTTTCTCCTCAAGTTCCTTCATGACGGCCCCTCGCTCGTCGGCTTTTATCTTTTCAACGAGCGTCGGATTGCCTTCAAGAAGTTCCTCAAGTGTAACTTTACTGAGTTCCATGTTGTCTCCTCCTTGATTGGATTCAAACAAGTTCTCGTTGACCGACGCCTCGGTAACGAGGTCTATGGAGAATCCGTTCTTGCCAGAAAACCCTTCGACAAGAAACACTCCATCTTCCTCCCGGCCGTGCCCCTTATCTCGAATCGAAAGCCCCACCCCTGTGGGTTTGGCTTCAGCGATGGGAAGGACGAGCCCTCTCAATGCCGGATTCGGTAACAGATGCAGGTCTGCCTTGAGAAATTTGTTTTCTTCGATGCGGACGTTCTTATACACGCCGCCCAGGTCACGAACGGATCGGACGGAGTTTTCTTTGTCGGAAGGATGGTCGATATACATCTTGGCCCCTTCATACCGCTGCACCGCTTCGCCCAACGCCTTCTTGGTGTAGTAGGTTTTGTTCTTGGATATTTTCTCACCCGTTAAAAGAACAACACCTTCGATAATCCCAAGCTCTTGATTGACGACGGCAGATGAGACGGCTTCGAGCAGGTCGGATTGATATTCAAAATTCCTAGATCTGTTTTTCATTTACTCCTCCTTGTCTATTCTTCTTCGCCAGTGACGGATGCTAAAAACTCAGGATCAATTTCGTATGTGGGAAAGCACATACAGTTCGGATGGAATGGAACTTCATCTTGAAATTCCTCCGGTGTCATCAGTCTCCCCTCATTCTCTTCACACTCTTCATTCCCAACATAATCGTGGGCAGGAGAGAGAGTCACACGCACACCCGTGATCCAGTTTTTATTTTTAGCAAATTCAGCCGAAGCGTTTGTATAAGCTCTACCCGCTTCTGTTCGAGCCACACGCAAGGCGTTCTTGTACGGAGATGCGTACACGCCTGGGGGAAGCGGATCGCTCAACTCATCCCGTGACGTAAGAGATGGTGACATATATTTTTCGATCTTCCCTGCAATCTTGGCAGGAGACGAACCCGCTTCGATCTCGTTCGCCAAGAGCTTCTTCATCTGCATCTCGGTCCGAGTTTTAATTTCCCAAATCTTATCAGAGAAGTTCTGGCCTCTCAATGTCGATGACGCTTGTCTCTTAACAATGGTGGACACTTTGTCTTTCCACTTCACTGATCCCATGCCCACCCGTGGGTCGGTGCGGTTGGCAAACTTCTGGTCAAGACCGAATGACAACTTTTCTTCTTTCAGCACAACCGATTCCCAGTTATCTTTGAAGATTGGGAGGAAGGCGTCGCCTGCGTTCTTAAGTCCTGCTTTAGCGGAGTCCCGAACAACCGCTCTCATCCATGACTTCAACTGTCGTCCCATCATTACGGAGGTTTCACGCACGGCAGTGTAGAGGAATGGCAAGTTCCCCCTATTGTCCGCCTTCCCCTCAACCCGTTTGGCAAGTGCACTCCCCAATTGTTGGAAGATGTTTTTCAAGTCTGTCTCGGCTGTCTTGAGCCGAGAGAAAAGTGAGGCCCGTTCAATCCTCATGCGTCTGGCAATTATATTTTCGATTCGCATTTTTGGGTTGCGGGCCTGAATCTGTTTCGCCAAGTCCTCTGCTCCCACCGCATCCCCTTTGTGAGCCAGTCTTTTAATTTCAGGGAAATGCTTGGAGCGAGTGACGGAGGGATACTTGCTCCGTATGGTGTGAAGTGCTTTTGGCTGTTCGAGTAATGCTATGGGCATTTACATTCCTGCGTTCTGAACATCCTTCTGGGCGAGTTGAAGTTTAATCTCGTCGATCAACCCAGGGAGACGGTTCAACAAGGCCATCTTCTGTTCAAGGCTCATCACGGTCAAGTGATCTCTCAGCCTCATGTCGATGTCAAAATGTTTCTGCTGAACGTCGTTCAGTTCAGTCGTCGAGAGTTGTCCAAGTTTTGTGATAGGCATTTAATTCTCCTCTGGTGTGACGGGAGGTTCAGATTTCTTACCATTCCCATTTCCTGCTAGTGCCATCATGTCTTCTGACTTCTTAGCCATCGCCGCTTTTTCTTCTGGGGTGAGAGAGGCCATCAAATCATCTTCCTCGTCCTTCATATCGTCTTCTTCATCTCCAGGCT